AGAAGATGTTACAGAATGGGTACAGGCAAGAGATTCACAGGGTAAGCTTAAGAAAGATAAAAATGGTCTTAATTATCTTATCGAAGTAACTCATAAAGTATATACAGAGCAGATACCGTATACCGTTACGGGATTAGCGTTAGCATTAGGAACTAATCGAAGTACACTCGTTAATTATGAGGCAAGAGACGAGTTTTTTGACACTATAAAAAGGGCTAAGACAAAAATAGAAGATTTTGCTGAGCAAAGATTGTATGGAAGTAATCCTACTGGTACAATATTTAACCTAAAGAATAACTACGGTTGGAAAGATAAGACAGAAACCGATATCACAACAGGCGGTGAAAAGATTAAAACAGCGCTAGTGGAGTTCGTCGGCGATGAATCAGGAAAAGATAAAAGTACAGATTCCAATTGAGTTCAAAGAACTCTTTAACCCAGAATGGCGTGTACTAGCGTATTATGGTGGACGAGGTTCGACTAAATCACATTCTGTTGCTCGAGCTTTATTGTTGCGTGGTCGAAAAGAAACTAAACGTATTCTTTGTGCACGTGAATTTCAGAACTCAATCGATGATAGCTCATACCAATTGTTGATTGACTTGATAAACTTGTACGGTTTTGATGACTATGTTTATACAAAAACTGATATCACAAATATTGTTACCGGTACAAAGTTTATATTTAAAGGATTAAAAAAAGGTACTGCTCAAAGTGTTAAATCTCTGGAAGGAATAGATATTGTATGGGTAGAAGAAGCACAAAGTGTTTCTCAAGAAAGCCTAGACATTCTATCTCCGACGATACGTAAATCGGGCTCACAACTTATTTTTACATTTAACAGGTTGTACGAACAAGACCCAGTGTATATGAAGTACGTCGTGAACGCACCACCAAACACATACAGTAGAAAAGTAAATTATGATACTGCTATCCGTGCAAATGTGTTTCCTGACGTTCTAAGGCAAGAAATGGAATGGGACAAAGAGCACGACCCAGATGCATATGCACATAAATGGTTAGGTGAACCAATCACTCAAGGTGAGAAATCGATAATGGACCGCTCTAAGGTTTTAGCAGCAATGGAACGAGATATCGAACCTATCGGAGCGATAGAAGTTGGAGTTGACGTTGCCAGATACGGTGATGACAGAACAGAATTCGTTAAGCGTAAAGGCCTAAAGGAGATTGATAGGCGCACATACACAAAACTAAGTACAGTACAGATTTGTGACCAACTTATAGATTTCGTTGATGGTGACAAAAACATACCACTAAAAATAGACGATACTGGCGTCGGTGGTGGTGTTACAGATGTCATGGAAAGTAAAGGATTTAATGTTGTACCAATTAATTTTGGCGCAAAAGCAACAGACCCAGATAAATATCCTAATTTGATTAGCGAGGCGTGGTTTTACTTGAAAAGCATCATTGATACAGTTGGTATGTCTAATGATAGTGATTTATTGATGGAACTAACAACTCGTCAATGGGTTATGGATACTAAAGGTCGTCGTGGAGTAGAAAGCAAAGATGTCTATAAAAAGCGTGGTAATCGTTCGCCAGACAAAGCGGATGCAACAATATTATGCTTCTATTCACCGAATTTAATTACAGTCGACGATATCTTCATGTAGTGGTATAATAAGCGTAGACGCCTTAGAGCGCATAATCCGGGAACAAATATGGGGCTACTTAATAGAGCGAAAAAGGCATATAGCGTACTAATAACTAAAGAGCTTGGAAACTCGATTGGTGCGGTAACTCGCAATTATTGGGGTGGAAGTGAATTTAATCCGCAACGACAAGTAAAAGGTATAACGTATAAAGCGATTGATAAAATAGGTCAATCTATGTCTGTATACGAGCCTCTAATAGCTAAAAAGAATGGTGAGGCTTACTCACAGCACCCTTTGTTAAATTTCTTCGCACAACCTAACCCACGATTAACACGCTCTGACTTTATCTATTTGTGGGCTATGCTGTATGAAATCTATGGTGAGACTTTTTGGTATTTTGCTCGCGGCGAGATGACTAATAAAGTAAAAGAAGTATATCTGCTTAACCCTGCTCAGGTTGAGCTGAAAATGTATAATGGTGAGCTTATTGGCTATGTGTTACATAAAGCCAATGGAGACAAAGTACCACTTGAATTAGAAGAGGTAATACATGATATGCGGCCTAACCCATTTAATGAATGGCGAGGTATGTCTGTACTTGAACGAGCTAGTGTGTATGTCGATACCGAGATAACTACTGCTACATTTACGCTTAACTATATGCGCAATAACGCAAGCCCTAGTGGTATCGTATCTTTACCTACTATGACGCCGGAAGCGTTTAAGCAATTTACGCAACAATGGCGAGAAGGTTATGAAGGACCTGAAAATGCTGGTAAAACTGCATTCATTCGTGGTGGTGAAGCTGACTTTAAGGCTGTTGGTGCTACTCTTAAAGACGTAGACCAGAAGGTAACTAGAGAAATGGCTATGAATGATGTATTGATGATGCTAGAAGTACCAAAACCACTATTAGGTATGACTGATGGTGAAGGCTTTGGTCGTGGTAATCTTGAAGCACTACATTATATCTTTACTAAAGAAAAGCTTGAGCCTATGATGACCCGACTGGATAATATCTTAGGTAAGATAGCTAAAATGGGTGGACTTGGTGGATTGAGGACTGATGGTACTGCTATTGAGATTACGCACACTAGCCCTATACCTGAAGATAAAGAATATAATTTGCAACACAACGTAAAAGCTGTGAATAGATGGAAAACAGTAAATGAGGTACGTGCTGCTGAAGGGCTCGACCCTATTGCCGGCGGAGATATTTTAATGCCTGAAAACGCTGCGCCGCTAAACAGCGGTAATAAGATTGCTACACCAAAAAAAAAGATTATTCTAAAAAAAGCTAGTGCTGAAGATGAAGTAAAGAAAATAAACGACGAGCGAGAAGCATTTAGGTCAAAGTTGGTCGATACTAATGAGGTGTACGCTAAAAAGCTTAAATCTGAGATTGGTAAGTTTGCTAATGAGCAAGAAGCTAAGGTAATTGATAAAATTAATGTTTCTACTAAAGCGTATGAAGAATGGCTACCTGAAGTAAAAGAAGAGAGTATTGCGCTTGCTGCTATAATAACCCCTATTATTATTAAGCTTATGGAAAAGCAAGGTGAAGATGTCGCTAATTTTATTACCGGTGAGCTTTTGACTATAACGCCTGAAATTCGTGCTGCTGTTGAAGCTGAAGTGCTAAAGATTTCTGGTTTGTATAATGAAGAAACTTTAAAAGCTCTACAAAAAACACTTACTGAAGGCTCTACTAATGGGGAAAGTTTAGTAAAACTGAAGAAGCGAGTTGAACAAGTTTACTCAGACGCTAAGGGATATAGAGCCGAAAGAATTGCTAGGACTGAGAGCTTAAAAGCTTCTAATGGTACGGCTGAGCTTGTGTATAAAGAGAATGGCTTTAGTACTGTTGAATGGTTTACAAATCCAGGTGCGTGCCAGTTCTGTGCTAGCATGAATGGTCGGACTAAAACTATCGGGGCTACATTTGTAAAGGTTGGCGATGTATTAACTGATGAAGAGGGCAATCAGATGAAGATTGATTTTGCTGATATTGGAACACCACCTCTGCACCCTAACTGTCGCTGTAGCTTAGTGCCGGGAGAATAATCTATGACAGATGAAGAGCTGTATCGAGAAGAAACGCTAGAAAATCTAAAGAATATACGCAAGGGCTTTGATACCCTTGCTAAGTCTATGCAAAATAGGCAACAACCGCTTTTAGTTAAAGATGGTAATGTTATTTATAACGGTTTTAGGTTTAAGGGTCATTACGAGGCTGGTAAATATGATATTGGTGATGTTGTTGAGTATGAAGGTAGTGTATATCTAAACTTACTGTCTGATAACGAAGAGCATGTGAGCAAATGGCAGCGACTAGTAAGCTCTGGTGCTAAGGGCGTAGATGCTAAAGATGTTGAGTTTAGGATAGAGAAAGATAATATACAGTGGCGCCGACTTGGTGAAGAATGGCTTGATTTAGTAAGTTTGTCTTTGTTTAAAGGTGAAAAAGGTGATGTAGGTGAGCGCGGCGAAAAAGGTGAAAGAGGCGAGGTAGGTGCCACTGGTAAGGCTGGGGTTGATGGTAAAGATGGCCGAGATGGTAAAGACGGTATTACAAAAATAGCCGATATGCCACCTATTAGCTTTAGGGTTGATGGCCTTAAATTGCAGTATAGGGTTGGTAATGACAAATATCGCAACATATTTGACCTGAGTAAATTAGTGGTAGCTGTGCAGGGTGGCGGTGCTGTTATACCAAGTGGCGGCACTAATGGGCAAGTTCTTACTAGAGACAGTAGTGTAAGCGGTGGTTTGAAATGGGCAACTGCTTCGGGTAGCGGTACTGGCGTTGTAAAGAATATTGTGGCTGGTGATAATATTACTGTAGATGATACTGACCCTGCGAACCCTATTGTAAGCTCGACTGGGGGCGCTGGTGTCTCTGACGGCGATAAAGGCGATATTACAGTATCAGGAAGCGGCGCAGCATGGACTATAGATGATGGGGCTGTAACTAATGCTAAAGTAGCGAGTGGTATCGACGCTGTTAAATTAGCAGATGGTAGCGTTACGAATACTGAGCTACAGTATATTAGTACTGTTACTAGTAATGTGCAAACGCAACTTGATGGTAAGGTAGATGAAAACGCCGCTATTACAGGTGCTACAAAGACTAAGATAACCTATGATGCTAAAGGACTAATTACTGCCGGCACTGATGCTACGACTGCTGATATAGCTGATAGCAGTAATAAAAGGTATGTAACTGATGCACAGCTAACTGTACTCGGCAATACGTCTGGCAGTAATACTGGAGACCAAACCTCGATAGTTGGTATTACCGGAAGTAAGGCACAGTTTGATAGTGCTGTATCTGATGGAAATATTTTATATGTTGGAGATGTAACACAGTACACAGATGAAATGGCTCAAGATGCTGTTGGTGCTATGGTCGACAGTAGTATAGTTTATACAGATGCTACACCTGCGCTAAGTAGAGCAGCTTTGACAGGGGCTATTATAGCTAGTGCTGGCTCAAACTCTACTAGTCTAGGCTCGTTTACAAAATCACAACTAAATACGGCTGTTAGTGACGGTGATGTGGTGTTCGGCGACGGCGTAGCGAAAATCACTGTGGGAACAGCCGAACCATCTGGCCCATCAGTAGGCGATATCTGGTACGACACTAACTAATAAGGAGTATAATGGTAGAAGTATGGCAATAACTGTAGACAAAATCGCACATGGAATGACTGTAAGCCCTGATAGGCTAGTTCTTGATAAGGCAACGATTACCTCACAAGCGGCTGGAACGTATGTATCGCTATGGCGTGCAACCGGCCAGCCCGGACAAGGTGCTATACCTTCTACCGCCGCAGTGTGCAACAACTCACTGACTGGCTGCTTTGGTATCACTAACCAAACCGACCCAGTGACTGGCTACCTTGGTTACTTTGAATATGCGTCGAGTAACTCCGCTATGACACTCGAAATACACGACCGCCTTATGCATATGGGGGGGCTTTCTGGCACTGTTACTACAGCACAGACTGCCAATGTCGACCTAGACGCTAACCTTGCGACGGACAACCTCACGAACCGTATCGGCGCTTCTGACTACTCAGACGTGCAATGGTGGCTTGAGTGGTACACCGCAACCGGCTCAAGTGCTGTGACTGCCACAGTGAATGTGACCTATAACTACGCTAGCACTGGAAACCTTACAGGTGCTTCACTAAGCGCGACACGTCCGGCCAGCTTTATGCTATCGCTCAACAACCTTATTCCTTCAGCTTCATCACGCAAAGAC